GCGATTGAACGATCAACCATCACTCTACGGTTTATCAGAATTTGCCGGCCATCACGCACGAGTCCAGCAAGACCGGCCATCGTCACCCCAAGAGAGCCAGCGGCTTCTCTCGGGTTGCGCCCCTTGACGTAGTTCCAACTCACGGCCATCCGGTGCTCGCTCGGAAGCCCGGAAACGGCCTTCTGAGCGTCCGCAGCTGCCAGAACGTCCACAGGGACTTCCGATGTGGTTCCGTAGACCTGGGCCGCATCCGTGCTCCGGTACAGCCGGAACATAGGGCTCTGACCGTGCGCCTGTCGCCTAGGCCATGACCACTTGGCCCAGTTGCACAGCCATGCGTGGATCTGAGCGTGAGCTGGCTCGACGTCTGCGAAATCCACGTAACTGGATTTACCGTGAACCGTCACAACGCAGTTAGCACTTGCGTCCATATTCAAATCGCAATTATGAAAAGGAAGATTGCAATCGCTCGATCAGTCCATTTACCAATCGGTTTGTGGCGGCGCAACGGTGCGAAACCATAGTTTTGATAGGTTTCTCTCAGCATGTCTTCGTCGCTGCTCATTCCGCGTACGCCATTCGTTTCTCGATCCTACGTGCCCGCTTGGCGAAGATCGCCTTCAGCCGGCGCAGGTAGTCCGTGTCCCACTTCGCGGAGCCCTGCAGGCCCTCGACCCATTCGACCCATGCGGCACCGCGGCGAGCCACAAGCGCCCGGCGGAAGTCCAGCGCCCGGCCGCCCTGATAGCGGTTGCACGTAACGCACTGCAGCGCGATCTGAGGCAAGTAGAACCGCAGATGCGGCGCTGATCCGACCGAGCGGAAGTGCCCAGCGTCCGTCGTCCCGCCCCGCTTCTGCTCCGGCGTCGCGCCGCATGTGATGCAGCCGCGACCGGCCCGGATGTCCCGCAGCCGCACGTACCGATTGACCGCCGCCTGCGCCTCGCGCATCCAGTCCGATCGCGTCTTCAGAGCCTCGGCGCGTGCTCGGTCGCGCGCCTTGGCCCGCTTCCGTTCGAGCCTCGGAGCCTTGATCGCACAACGAACCCCGCACACGATCTGCAGGCTGTTCAGCCGCAGGAATGGCCGCTCGCAGATCGTGCAGACAGCGTTCGTCGTCGGCAGGGCGGCGATTGCGTTCACTCCATTTCCGCGTCAGCAGTCAGCATCAGATCCTCAGTTTCAGCACCGATCTTCGTCCCTGCCGCCGCATGCGCAACATTCTTGCAGGCCTGCCGGTAGTAGCTTGCTTTCAACTCGGCCCCGATGCCGCGCCGGCCGAGCAGGACCGGGCTATAGACCTCGCTTCCGACCCCCATGAATGGCGTGAACACGTTCTCTCCAGGGTTGCTGAACAACTGCACGCATCTGTCGATCACGTCGAGTTGAAGCGGGTGGACGTGCTTCTCGTCTTCTCCGTCGCGCGATTCTCGGAACGGCAGGACATGACTCATGCGTATGTCATCCCACATGCAATCAGCGTACTGGCGCCAGATCCAATGTGAAAAGCGATTCTCTGTTTGTTTCCCGGTCCAACCTCGATACCGCAGAACGTCGGCCGGCGGCGTGCGATCCCCGGCATAGTCAAGCATCCCGATAGGGTGCCGCACTGGCACAGGGTTCGCCCCGCGTTTGCGGAACGTCAGCAGTTGGTCTCCGGCAGCCACTCCACAGTCGATCGAATCTTCCACCAGCGATTGATGCGCGAGGTTCTTCTGCATCGTCCGTAGGCGCACCGCAAGCGGCTCCTTCCAGATCATTCGACGACCTGTGAAAAGCCAACCCTCGCGCTCGTGCAGCCTGATGATGTCGCCAGGGAAGTCGATGTAGCTGTCGGTACCGCTGTTGCTGCGTGGAACATCCATGCAGTGGACAGCGGTGATCCGACCTGGCATCGTGATCCGGTTCAACTCGCGGACGACGAAAGCGTACTGGTCGAAAAACGTCTCGTAATCGTCGCAGTTCGACAAGTCGCGGTCGCTACTGCTGTAGTGATATAGGCCTCCGAACGGAGGCGAGTAGATCGACAGGTGCATGCACGCATCAGGCATGCCCTGCATAACCTCGATGCAGTCCCCGTGATATAGCGCGAACTTGTCTGAGATCAGTTGGTCATGGACAGCCATTGCGGAACCTCCATCTTTTTCGTGAATTGCGAGGCCCTGTCGATTGCCATTGCGGCATTCATCTGGGCGACTAGGTTCGAGAACATCCTGTCAGCCTGCTCTGCCTTGTGCTGCAAGTTCTTCAGAACTCCGCGCTCACCTTCGGTTGTCACGATGTCAACAGTGACAGGCCTGTCCTGGCCGAACCGCCAGCAGCGCCGCACCCCTTGGTAATACTGCTCGAAGCTATGCGAAGGGAAGAACGTCACATGGTTGCAGTGTTGATAGTTCAGCCCCCATGCGCCGATCTTCGGCTTCGTGATCAGCACTCGAACGCGGCCCTCGGCGAAGTCGAGTAGCTTGCCCTCTTTCTTGTCGTCGCTGTCCGACCCGCTTACCTGCACTGCGTCAGGAATCATTTCTTCGAGCTGGTCCCCTTCGTCGTTCAGGTGGCACCAGACCAGCGCCGGACTCCCTGTCGGGTTCACCAATCCTGCAACCTGCGCACATCGTTCCTTGAGCGTGCGACGGCGCTCCTCGCGCTGCTCATCAAGCCCAACCGCAGGCAGCGCAAACAACATCCCATCGGCATATGTGTCGGACTCAACCACATGCTCGACCTCGCGCAGTTCTGGCAGGATGAAACGTGCGTCGTCAAAGCCAATGTCGGACGGCCGCCTAATTGCTCGCGCCCATGAGCAGACCCATCGCCAGAACGGAATCTCGGCATGCCCTTTCAGTCGCCACTTGATGACTTCACCAGCGAACCGGCCTGACGCGGAGTTGTTCAAGTCATTCTTGAAGAACCGCGACAGCATATCCATGTGCCCGAGATAACCCAGCGCCTCGCTTGACGTGCCGAGTTCTGTGAAATCGTTCGGCGCTGCTGTTGCGGTCGCCAACAGGCGATACGGCAACTTGCGGGCAAAGGCAGTAATCGCTTTGCGCGTGGCACCGCTGTAGCTTTTGAGAATGCTGCTCTCGTCACATGCCACGCCTACGAACTGCGTCGCATCGAACAGGTGCAATTTCTCGTAGTTGGTGATGGTGATGCCAGCGTTCGGAACTCCGTTGCGCGAAACCTTCGCCTCGATACCGAACTTCTCTGCGTCCTTCGCGATCTGGTGTGTCACGGCCAGCGGGGTCAGCAGCAGCACGCGTCCGCCCGTGCGCTTGGCTATGTTGTCGGCCCAGACAAGTTCGATAGCGGTCTTGCCGAGCCCGCAATCAGCGAACACAGCCGCCCGCCCCTTCCGCAGCGCCCATTGCGTTAGCGCCTTCTGAAAGTCGAACATCCAAGACGGAAGATCAATCGGCTCGAAACCGTAATCTCCACCCAGTTGGGTCTTCCGATCAAGAAACACTTCGTATTCGTTCATTTCTCAATCATCCTCGCTGCTCGCCTCGATCGCCAAGCGTCATGTGTGCGCCTTCAGCCACGCCGCGAACGGCTCCCTTACGCGCTCGTGAAACAGATTTGCGTTGAACTGGTAGTGATCCAGATCCGCCCGGCTTTCCACATCGCATGTTTCGCAGATGAATAACCGCGCTATTTCTTCAGGTGTTCCGCCGTCAATCGTGCTGTACATCTCTTGCTGCGACGCCCACTCCTGAAATCTATGGTCTTTGCACCACTGCCCTGCCAGCTTTGCAAGCGGCCCACCTTTCGGTTTCTCGGGCTCGACAGGCGCATCGCTCTTGGCTGCATAGCCCGGAACGAGAGCGGCCAGTGCTACCGATGAACCAGGCCGTCCGAACAGCGCAAATGCTTTCTGCGCATCGTTCGGCTCGATGTCAATCGTCAGCCGCAGAGTCGCATCGGCCATCGTTTGCACACGCACGCTCGACCCGGAAATGATGTTGTCCATGTCTCGCCTATGTGTGCGGCCAAACGGACAAGTTCATCGCCGAATTCCCACCAGCGATGTACTGCTGCGAACGCTGGTGATAGTTCAAGTTCAACGCTCCTTCCCATCCTGTTCCGTGGCGTTGCTTGTCACAGATCAGCATGGCATCAGGCTCGTTGAGCTTTGGAGTTTCGGATTCCCACTTGGCCTTGTTGCGCCACAAGATGAAAACGTTATCGACCAGGTTCGTGATAGCACTTGCACCAAGTGCATCCATCTTTCTGGGCGGTCTGCTCTCGTCCCTGTCCTTGCGCGCGTGATGTACCAAATGGATGTGCATATCAAGGCTTTGGGCAAGGCAGGTCAGTTTGTCCACCACCTGCTTCTGGCCGGCGTAGTCATCGTCACTTGCCACGCACTTTGTCAGGTTATCTACTACGAACTGCGTTATTCCGAGTTCTGCTGCGCAGTATCGAATCACAGCGTATACCTTGTCAGGTACTACAGATCCAGTCTGATCGTATAGCCATAACCTGCCGCTGCACCATTCCACGAATTCTCGGATGTTTCCTGGCAATGGATTCTCGTCGTCCAGAACCTGCCTTGCCATCCTCGCCAATGTTTTGCGTGGCCGCATCTCGAAACTCGCAATGCAGGCAATTTCATCTTGGGCACACTGCGAGATGATTGTTTGCCCAAGAATCAGACTCTTGCCGCTGCCGTTGAATCCGAACCACAAACTCACTTCGCCGGGACGAATCGCAATCTTGTCCCATGTTCGATCCCACGGCAGCCTCGGATGCGGTTTGGCGTTAGACAACTCCGGCGCGAACTCTGCGACCAGATCGTCCTCCCAGTGCTTCGGCGCCCGCACCAGGCTGCGGATGTCCGTGTCCTGCATGTAGCGGGACCAGTCGATGTCGTCTGGCTCAAGGATCATTCCAGCCATGCCCCTAGAACGCGCCTATGGGCCGTCCAAGCGCCTGAATCGCCGTCCGGGCACAGGACCGTCAACTCGGCCGGATCGACGCTCTGAGCGGCCTTTGTGGCCTTCCTGACCCTATCGGCATGTTCCGGGTACATGCCCATGATGTGAACGCGCAGTCCGTGGAGTACCCGCCAATCAACATCCGACAGGTGCAGGCTGTCCGGGATCTGGATGTGCATCGGACCCCACGGGCTGAACGGGTACTGGGCTGCAAAACGGTCAACCTCATTGACGATTTCGAGGTGAACAGACGGCGGCCGCTTCCCGACGCGGCGCAGCTCGGCAAGAAGTTGCAGGCTCATAGCGCCCGGTCGAACAGCGACCTGTTCGCCGTTGCCGGCACTTCCGCCTCGTCTTCCCACCGCCTGCCGTTGAGCCACGTAGCCGGATGCGGCACGAACTGGCCGCCGTCCTTGCGCCACTGCTCGGATGCGGACTGCTGGCGGACGGCGGCGATCATGCTTTGGAGCAGGACAGCATCAGGCGCGATCCTCTGGAATGCCTTGATGGCGTTCGCCTTGGCTGTCTTTCGAGGGTAGGCATTCCAGAAGTCCGCGAACCCCTCGCCCCCCTTGGGGGGTAGGGGGGGTGTATTTGTATTCTTCTTTAGGGATGGGGATGGGGATGGCGTCACTTGCTGGACATTTGCCACACTTATGCTTGGCATTTGCTTGGCATTTGCCAAATCGTTGTTTTTCCTGACTCTGAACTCGGCCATCCTTGCCGTTGCACCTTCCCTTCCGGCCCTTGATCTGGCGTTGCTGATCCCCTGGCAACGTTCCACTTCGCGCTGCAGTCTTGGCTGGTACCAGCCGTCTTCCATGCGGACGAAGAATTCTCCGAGCACCCGGCGCAGCGCCTCTATCTCGTCCCCAGACCTGGCGTTGACAATGCCGCACAACTTGCGCTCGTCGAGCGGTACAGGCCCCTTCTGGTCCCAGCAGTGCATCAACAGCTTGAGATAGATACCGTGTTCAGAACATGAAAGATGTTGTGTGTCTCTGACGTAATCGCCCGTGTAAAGCGGCATATATGCAAAGCTCATATCTATCTCCTGTCTCAAGCTGCTGCGAAATCCCATACGGACCTGTGCCCGATGGTATGTGGTGGCTGTAATGTGTCGGCTCGCACAATCACTCTGCGAATATCGTCCAGGTCTTGCTCTAGCAGTATCTTCCGCATTTCCATGCGCCTTTTGCTGGCGCGGCGCTTCTCGCGCAATTCCTCGCCTTCAGCAATACGTGCGTTAATTGCAGGTGCATGTCCATGACTCGCATAGACGTAGTTTCTGGCGCCACCACCGCATCGAACGATCAAACCAGCTTCGAGTGCTTTGCTAGTTGCGCTCTGTACGTTGCGATTCGTGGTCCGCAACTGCACGCGAAGGTTGCTCAGGGATATTCCGGCACTGAACTGAGCAACTACTCGCGCGACCAGCTCGGGTGCTGGCGGCTTCGTAGGGCGTTGGCGCTGTTTCACATCCACCCCGGCCGAGAATTCTTCGGCGTGTTCTGCATGGTGACAGTTCCGCCTGCCCATCCTGTTCCTTCTGTGACCTGCCTTTCGCGGTCTGCGATGCTGTGACCATTACTCGTTCTGGTCTTCAACGAAGGCCACATTGGTTTCCACATAGGGCCGAACCACGCGATCACTGGCTGCATGAAATGACCTTCTGGGTATTCTGTTGCGGTCGATGGTTTCAACTTCTGCGGCTTCTTTCTGGGACGCGATCGTCGAGAAAAAGCGCCAATGTGTCGTTCGATCATCTTCTTCACGTTGGGTGAACCCGGCCGGGCTTGATACCGGCTGCATGCAGGGACTGGTCGCGCTGAAACTTGTTTGCCCTGCGTTCGCCTGGAACTACCGCCGTTAGCGGGCTTGCCAGGCCGAGCGCGACATCATGAGCCCGTCCTTCCGGGCTGCGGGTTCATTGATGTTGAAGCTGGCAGGATTCGACACCTGCTCGGCGTTTTGCATCGGTAGCTTTCTCCGACACCATGCGACGACGCGCCACCGAACCCGGCGCCGACATGGCTGCGCGTCCATCCGCGCCGCAGCTTCGTTGATGGTGGACCCGGCCGGATTCGACACCGGCTACCCCTATCGTGCAGGGAAGCGCATGGTTCGCTTGATCCTGACTCGGGGAGGGCAAGACAGTCGGAGTGGTGTTGCACCACCGATCTCCGGCGCGGCCACGGCACGAATGGCCGTGGCGTTCGCTGTCCCATGTAAAGCCTGCCGCACTTCCTTCAGTGCTGCGGGTCCGTGTAATCAGTGCGGTCTCTCCACCGCCGCTCCGTTGATTCATACCAGCGCCGACGGACGCTGCTTGCCGACACGGTAGGCGTCGCACTCAGGTCCGGCGCGCAGCTTGCCGCCGGTAAACGCTTCGATCTGAAGCTGCCGAATGATGGGGATCTTGTCCTCTGCCCATTCGGACACGCTCGGCTGTGACAGGTCGAGCGCCCGAGCCGTCTCGGTCACGCCCCCGAAGTATTCGATGACTTGTGTCTTGGTCATGCAGCAAGGATAGGTCCGCCGATGCTCGACCGTCAAGCGGCCGTTACAAAATAAATATTGCCCCGCCTATTGACTCGCTGCATCGGTCGCCCTATCGTGCGCTTCGATGCGCCACCAGACTGTGGCGCCGGAGAGTGTGAGTGAACCCGATCACTTCAATCGCAGCCGACCCTAACGTCAGCCCGGCCTTCGCCGCCGCGCTGTACGACATGGCTCCGATGACTGAACTGATGGCTGCAATTGCCCGCAGGGCGCGAGCGTGGCCCTACGGATGGGGCTTCGTGTGGGAGCACGAGTTCTACGATCTTGAGAGGATGGCAGACATGATCGAACCAGATGATTGTGAGGCGCTGGAATGGCTGCTGTGGGCCGTGCCTGGCGATGCCTGGTATGACATCGAGTGCGTTGACCTTGAGGAAGGCAGGTTCGAGGAATGAACAAGCACACGCCAGGGCCGTGGCAATGGGACGGCGACTACACGCTGCGGCCGGTCAACCCCGACCCGTCGCGCAGCGCGCTTCACACCATCCTGAGCCCGGACGGACCCTACGGATTCGTGCAGACCTCGACGGCCGATGTGTGGCCGGAATTCGAGGCCAACAAGCGCCTGATCGCCGCGGCACCGGATCTGCTGGTCGAATTGCAGGATGCGGTCGCGATGATCGAAGCGCTTGGCGGCAACGCGAGCACACAACGCACCGCCATCGCCAAGGCCACCGGAGGCGAGAGATGAACATCAAGCCAATCGACATTCCTGCATTCCCTGTGGATGCGCGTGGGGTCGCAAGCCTTGGCATGACCTTGCGCGACTACTTCGCCGCGAAGGCGATGCAGTCAATGGTGCATCATCGGTGCTATCCGTGGGATCGCGTCATGCCGCGTTACGCCTACGAAATAGCAGACGCCATGCTTCAGGAGCGCGCCAAGTGATTACGCCACTGAAAGTCGCGATCGCAATGGACGTGCTGCGCGACCTATGCGTCGCCGCGGCGCGCGCGCAATGTTCGCTCATGGTCATGGCAGAACGCAGTGAGATGCCGCCGAGTGCGGCCGAGCATCTTCGCGCGACCGCTAAGGAGGTGGAGGCAGCCTTGTCCAACGCCGGAAAGATCGAGCCGCTATGAAAACCATCCAGCCCAAATGGACTGCTACCACGCGGCGCTATCCACGTTCGTTGGCGGAGGCATTCCCTCGGCACGAGGCTTGGCGCGGGGTGATCGAACACTACCGCGCCCCGCTGCTGATGCGGCTGTGGCCCGTCGTTGTGAGGGTGGCGGCTGTGGCGATGATCTTCGGTGCGCTCGGCGCGCTGCTGGCTTGGGGCGGGAGGGCGCTATGAGCACTGCAGCAATGCGCGCAGCGCTTGAGGCGCTGCAGTCGTGGCGGAGGGCACTCCCATCCGCATGGGGCCTGCGCGATCAGCAGGCCGTCGCATCGCTGACGGCCGCTCTCTCCGCAGCCGAAGCAGCGCAGCCCACGCATGA